CGAATGCCCACATCGCGCGTCCCGAGCAGCACCGGAAGAACCGCTGGTGTGGCACCCGAGCCTACGTCACTGCTGGAAGCAGTCAGATTTGCTCGCGAGGGAGCGCCGCGCCTCTAATTCCAGAGGTGCTTAAATGCCTACCTATTCTGCGCCACTGCTCGCCCACATCACTACGGCGGCGTTGGACTACTGGATGAACAAAGGGACCGCCTTCCAGGAGGCGATCCAGGAGAAGCCGCTGCTGGCGGCGATGGAATCCAAGAAGAAGACCTTCCCCGGCGGCAAGGGGAATATCATCATCTCGGTCAAGGGTGACTTCGGTAATACCGCGGCGCCAGGCACTGACGACCAGCTCAAGGGCTACCAGCTCGACGACGCGGTCACCTACTACACCCCTGCGAACCTGACCCAGGCGGTGTTCCCCTGGAAGGAAATGCACATCGGCATCATGCTCACCCACTCCGAGCTGAAGACCGACGGCATCAGCGTCTCCGACTCCGGCAACATGGACGACGTCAACGAGCACTCCGGCCGCGACGACACCGTCCTGGTCGGGTTGTTGCAGGATGCGTTGCAAGATGTCAGCGAGCAGTACGCCCGCTGCATGAACAACCTGCTGTGGACCAACGGCGCCACTGATGCCAAAGCTTTAGCCGGCATGGCGGCACTGGTCACTGACGACCCAAGCGTTGGCATCGTCGCTGGCATCAACCGGGCGCAGAAGCCGTGGTGGAGGAACCGCGCCTATACCTCGGCGATGGGTACGGCTGTGACCGGCACGCCGGCACTGTCAGCCTGGGGTGGCGGGCCAATTACGTCCAGTGCCGCCAACGGCGGCGCGTTGATCACCCTGCTGCAGAAAGAGTATCGCCAGCTCACCCGGTACGGCGCCAAGCCGAACACCGGCTTCTGTGGCAGTGACTGGCTTGCTGCCTTGGAAGCTGAACTGCGCGCCAACGGTAACTACAGCATGCAGGGCTTCTCTGGCGCCAAGGATGTCAGTGTCGGGCAAATTTCCTATGCCGGCACCGACTTCGAATACGACCCAACGCTGGACCAGCTCGGCAAGAGCAAGCGTTGCTATTGGTATGATTCGCGGGACATCTACCTGGTCGCCATGCAGGACGAGTGGCGCCACCAGCACTCACCGGATCGCGCACCCGATAAGTACGTGATCTATCGATCCATCACTTCGACCGGGCAACTCTGTGCGCGGCGCCTCAACGGCGCTGTCGTCATGGATATTGTCTGATCGCAGCGCGGGACCGGAGTGCGGGGAGCGGACACTCTTAGCACTCCGGTCTTTTTCATTAGGGAGAGACTATGGCGAAGCAGATCCAATACTGCGCCTGCAAGATCAACCTTGCCGGTCAGAACTGTCATACCGTGATCTATGGCGCACATAACCCGGTGACCTGGCCGGAGATCCAGGTGTTGCAGACGCTGCACGGCGACGAGAACGTCATGGACATCATGCCGATCGGCATCGGCGAAGTGTGGCCGACCGAAGAGAAGAACCGGCTGATGAGCATCTATGGCCGTGAAGTTGTCGAGCGGTGCTTCCCGGGGCGGGCCTTCCGCATGGACTACATGATGACCGAAGAGGTGAACCTGCCGCACTATGAAGGCGGCGCCATCTCCACCAAGGTCGCGCCAGCGATCACCAACGGCAACGGCGACGACGAGGAAGACGACGGCGAGGACGAAGTCGCCAAGGCCGGAACCCAACTCGAGCCGATCTTCCGGCCGGCACGCGGCCGCCGGACACCGCCGCCACCGGAGCATAAGGACGCCGGCTAGTGCCACTGGGGGTCACGCTGCTGGAGCTGCGCCGCGAGCTACGTGCCGAGATTGGCGCATCGCTCAACCCTGCCCAGGGAGTGCAGGCGCAGGACACGATCGATGTCCTGCTGGCGCGGCAGCAGCGCGAGCTGTGGGACGCCTACAATTGGCAGCACCTGAAGATGTGGGTCGACATACCGTTGATCTCCAACCAGGAGATCTACTCCTACCCGCCGGCGATGGCGTTCGATCAGATCGCCCAGATCTGGGTGGCACAAGGTAGCCTGGTAACAACCACGGTGCCGTACTGGGCAAATTCAACCTTCTACGCGGCTGGTACCTATGCACGCGATATTGCCGACAATTCGGTCTGGCGGCTCAACTTCGATCTAGTCAACGGCCCACCGCCGCTGACGTTCGCACAACAGCGCGCAGCTGCTCCAACACTCTGGACGGCATCATCCGTGCCGCCGCCGGTACTGACCGTCAAGTCGTCATGGACGCCGCTGTCCTACGGCATCAAGGCGCACATGGTCCGCCCGGGGATGTCTAACTCCGGCAATCCAACACGTTGGGGCAACGTCGTCACCGTCAACACGGCGGGTGCCGCGCCGATAACCAATCCGGTTGGACAGTTGCGGATAATGCCGGTGCCGACCACCGACAACTTGATAATGCGGTTCGAGGGCCAGGCGCCGCTGTCGCCGCTGGTGGCGTCAACCGATACCTGCATCATCGATTCCAAGGTGATCGTGCTGTTTGCCGCGGCCGAGATGCTGGCTGTGCAGAAGAGTGAAGCAGCGCCGATGAAGCTGACCAAGGCGCAGAACGCGCTGCGGCGGGTGCTGGCCGACCAGGGGGCGGACAAGAGGCAGAACTACAACATGGGCGGCAATCAGCGCGGCGGCTTCGATCCCGACAAGTCCGCGAGCCGCGTCCGCTATCTCGACTACATCCCGAACTGATGGAGGGAGTAGTTGCCCTACTTCACCATCACCGACTTCGCTGCCGGTCTGGATCTACGGCGCAGTGAGCTGACCGCGCCGGCGGGAACGCTGCGCCGCATGACCAACGCCCATGTCACGCCGGGTGGTGAGATCGAGAAGCGCATGGCGTTCGTGCCGTTCTGGTCGGTCGACGGCGCCAGTCGCGGCCTGGTCGAGGTCAACCAGAAACTTTACACCTTCGGCCCGAACGGCCCCTACAAGGTCGAGCCGCCGTCCGGTGTCTGGTCGATCGGCGTGCTCGGTCAGCAGACCGCGACGATCTATGAGATCGTCGACTACGACCTGTTCGACAACAAAGTATTCGTGATCCTGTGGAAGGACGCCGCCGGCAACATCGGCCGCTACTATGACGGCCTGAACCTGCCACTGGCGCGCGGTTTCTACTGCCGCACCTACAAGAACAAGATGTACACGGTCGAGCATAGCATCTTGTACTTCTCGGCGATCGGTAACGCCGGCGACTGGTCCGGCATGGCGCCGCCCAATCCGACCAACTTCATCGACCTGTCGATGGGCGATTCCGATATGACAGATTCGGTGGCGCTCGAGGTCTACTACGACAAGCTGGCGATCTTCTCCTCGACCGCGGTGCAGCTGTGGATCATGGATCCCGACTTCACCAAGAACCAATACGTGCAGACGCTGCGCCAGGCCGGCACCACCGCCTGGCGCTCAGTGATGCAGTACGGCTCCGGCGATGTGATGTACCTGTCGCAATCAGGTGTCAGATCACTACGCGCTAGAAACTCTTCACTGGCTGCGGCGGTGTCCGACATCGGCTCGCCGCTGGATCCACTGATGCAGGATCTATTCCGCGCCATGGGGCCGGACTGGATGAGCGGCACGATCGCACTGCTGCAGCCGGTAACCGGAAGGTTCTGGATCATTATGTCTGGCTCAAAAGCCGACGCCGCCGCCCCCTTAACCTCTAAGATCTATGTGTTATCAGCGTTCCCGGGGCCGAAGATCACAGCTTGGAGTGAGTACGATGCCGGCTTCGTCATCACCGCCGCCTGTATCCATCAAAATCGCGTGGTGGTGCGCGACGATAACAACACCGTCTATGCCTACGGCGGCACCTCCGATGTCGGACCCATTTATGACGACTGTCCGGTCGAGCTGATCTTCCCATTTCACGCCGGCGAGGGCGTGGCCACCTTCAAAGGTTTCACTGCGTTGGATGCCACCTGCTCCGGCGTGCCGTGGCAGGTGTCGGCCGCGTTCAATGTGGCCGACCCCACGATCGAGGACGTCATCGGCGAGTTCAACGGACCGTCGTTCCCACAGGGCAAGATCCAGCTGTTTGGCCACGCCACCCACATGTCGCTGCGGCTGCGGTCGCAGGAGCTGGGACCGCAAACCCTGTCCAACATGGTGGTACATTACGCAGGGGCCGAGACCGGATGATCGAGATCGCGCAGGCCGACGTCGGCATAATCCGGCATGTGCTGCAGCACATGCGCGAGGAAGACGTAGCCGAGATGACCGCGGCTGGCACCGACATGGAGCGGCTGCCAGGGTTGATCATGCGGCACAAGCTGTTTGTGTATTGCGCCTGGAGCCTCGACCGCGGCCCGATCTCAGTCTGGGGCGCGGTGCTGAAACGCCAGGGTGTGGCTGCCGGCTTCGCCTTCGGCACTGACGACTGGGGTCGCGCCGTGTTACCAATGATGCGGCAGATCCGTGGTTTCGTTCTACCGATGTTGGTCGACCTCGGAATACACCGCGTTGATGCGGTGGCACTACGCCACCGGGATGATGTCCGCAGATTCATGAGTTTAATTGGCGCCAGGGCCGAAGGCGTGCTGTCCGGCTATGGCATCGAGGGTGAGGACTTCATTTCGTACAGGTGGCTGGCTGATGAATATTCCGGTTATCAAACTACCAAAACCAAAGCGGACGGTGCGTACCCCGCACATTAACGTCCGCATGGCGGAATCGGCCGACGCTCCGATGCT